GATGAACGGCGCTTTTGGTGCCAAGGCCAGCATTTCTGCTTCCTGAGACACCCAGTAGTTGTACATCCGTTGGGCATCCTTGGCGTTACGCACCAAGCCCGAAACGTACAGACGGCCATCAACCTCGAATTCGTTGCCGACGATGCGGATCACGGGGATGTACTTGCCAGCCCAATCGCGTGCCTCAAGGATCTCGTACCCGTTGATCTTGCAGTATTTCACCCGAGGGCGGTCAGACTCCCGGCTTTTCTTTGGCTTGCCGTAGACAGCGCGAAGCTGCTTGTCTTCTACCGAGCCTTCAAACGCCGTTGCGTTGCCGGGGTACAGGTTCAGCGTCGTGCGGTCGTAGTCAATATAGTAGTAGTCCGCGATGCGGATCGTGTCTTCATTGAGCCAGTTCGAGATGGACTGATCGCCAACGCCCAGCGACTGCAAGGTCGTGATCGGAGCGGCGTCAGGGTACATCCGCTCGTACTCATCGCGGGTCAGGTCTTCAGTGATGAAGCAATATCTAGCGTCCGCGCCAGTCGGGTCTTGGATCATTGGATCCATGTAGACCGAGAACGAGTTACGCACCCGCCCGATCTTGATGTCCTGATCGAACGTGGTGTCGTCGCAGTACTCGGTCAGCAGGCGCAGGTAGCCCTCGCCGTAGGAGACTTGGTTCTCACAGGCGGTGTCGTAGGCCACGTCTGCATCAGAGATGTACTCAATGTGCCGGATCATGCCGTTGAAGATGTCGGCGACCTGTACGTCGGCCTTGTCGTCCACCGGAATGACCTTCGCGCCTGGGCGGTTCTGCCGCTGGTCGTTGGTCACCTGACGCACGTGCTGCGGCAGCTTGTTGATGGTCAGGCATGGCCGAGCGTTGATCGTCTGCCCCTGCACCGCACCACGGGTCGCCAGCACGTCAGCAGGCCACTGCCAGTGGTTGTCCGGCGAGCCTGCGTAGAATTTCAGATCGTCGATCTCGTCTTCGCGGCTTTCTGACAGCGCCGACATAGCCAGATCCAGCCGAGAACGGGCGGTGGCTAGTACGTCAGCGTTGCTCTTGTCTTTGGCTGAACCACCAACAGCCACTGCTGCGGCGGCGACAATGCCTGTTGGGTCTGCCATGTTATTTCTTAGCTTTTGGTTTAGCAGCTTCGCGTTTTACGGCATACGCAATAGCCACACTTTGAGCAACGGGCTTGCCAGATTTAACTTCCGCGGCAACATTTTTTCGAAACGCGGCGTCGCTTTTTGACTTAACGAGTGGCATTACTTCCCCTTTTTAGCAGTCTTGACCTGGTTTAGTAGCCATATCAGCACTTCCACCTTTTCAATGCGGCTTTAGCCCGCTCGCCATCCTTGGCATTTGCCGCTACTGCACCCATTCTCGCACAAAACGACGCTTTTCGGCCCTTGTCGGCCTCTGTCTTAGGGTTTGGCGCCGGTGCCTTGAGATTACTACCAGTCTCCCGGTTGTACTTCTCTCGCCCTTTTTCCGTCAGCCCAGCGCCCTTGGACACCGGCAGCTTTTCGCCCCGGCCAACTGATAACGAGACAGTTTTCTTCATTAAGAACCCATCCATCCGGTTGAGACAGTGCTTGGCCCGTATGACCGAGCCACGCGGGTCGGCGCATGATGCTCCCGATGCGCCACGGGGAAAGCAAAGGTGACGCATATCGCGTCGGCAGCGTCAGGAGACGCCAGCCCGCGAGCCTTCATCTCCTTCTTGCTCTCCAAAAAGATTGTACCGCGTGAATCCGGCTTCATCATAGGCGAAATAAGGTCAGTTTTCAAGAACCTGTCTTTTGGGATACTCGCCGTCTTCAGCCACTCGCGCATCTCACCCCACATCTGCGCCCTCATGTTGCCGTACATGATCGGGTTTTTCGACTTGTTGCCGAAGTTGACGCCCTTGATCTTGTACCGCTGCTCCTTTAAACGATCGACAATGCCCGCCCCCAGCCCGCCTTCGTCGATAACCACCAGCGCTGGCTTCCACTCATCAATCGCCTCAATGATGTAGCCCACCACCGTCATGGTGTCGTCGCCGCGGTGCCGATCAATCCGCACAATATCGCGCCCACGCCTCACCACAATCACCGTGGCATCCGCGCCAAACCGCGCAGGATCCACTCCAATAATGATTGGGGCCGTTTGATCCTTGTACTGCTCCCTGACCATCGCATCTTCAACAATGTTGGACGCAATAAACTGATCGTCCCCCTCGCTGGGGAACATCCCGTACACCTCAACGTGCGCCTGGCTTGATTCAGGGCCGTACTCGTCAATGATGTTCTGGTACACCGCCTTGTCGGTGCCCTCCACCGTTCTAGCATCTACCACCTTGTTTGACCAAAAGTCGCGTTTTGAGTTGAAGCACTCGTAAAAGTACCCGGTATTGCGCCGCGGGTTGCTAAACGCCAACCACAAGCGATTCGGCGTGTTCTCCGTAAAGAAGCCCGCCGTAACCGCCCAAATTGAATCGTCAATACCGCTGGCCTCGTCAAAGATCACCAGCACACCATCGTGATTGTGCACACCAGCATACGAGTCCGGATTCTCGGCACTCCACAGCCGCCCCTCAACCGCCCAGTACCGCGTGCCCTTGCGAAGATCCTTCTCCACCAGTTGCGTCAACCACGTTGCCGGAGCTACCTTGGTCGCGCTGACCTCGAACCAGTGACTGTTGATGCTCATCGCCAGCCACTTGGTGATCTCGGCCCAAGTAACCGCCCGAAGCTGCGATTCGCTATTCGCTGAGATGATGGTCGTCGAGCCGATCCGGGTTGACAGCATCCAGATGGTGAGCCATGACACCAGCGCAGACTTGCCGATACCCCGGCCAGACGACACCGCATGGCGCAGCGTCTCAAAATCCACCAGCCCTTGCTGCCGCTTAACGTGCGTTGCAATCTCCCGCAACACCTCCCGCTGCCACTTGCGCGGCCCCTTGAAGTTCGCAAGCGGCGTGTTCTCTTGACCCCAGGGAAACGCAAACAAAACAAACGCCTCCGGGTCATCAGCAATCGCTGGTGACCACAGGGTGGTCATCAGTTCTTGTTCTTCGGCGGGCTTGTAGATGGTTGTTTGCATTTGCCTAGTTTTCCTGTAAAATCATGGCATGAACCTCTCACCCATTGTCAACACCGATGCCAAGATGCCAGCCAAGATGCTAGATGCACTTGGCCTGCATGAAACCATCTGCATCGTGACCGGCGTGCATGAGGTCACCGAGCAGTCGGTTGTTGAGTTTTTGGTCAAGCGATACGGCGACAAATTTGCCGCCACCTTCAAGCCCGAATACTTGTTCAATAGCCCAACCGCTTGAGCAGTTGGTTGCTAAGAACACCGGCATACGGTTTCATCTGCAATGCCCGAATGTCCGTAGTGCGCGGGTTCATCACATCAGGAATGCCTCTGGCTTGCGCCGCTTCCGGCAGCAATTGGAAGATGTTGAGGTCTTCTTGCAACGTGCCCAACCCCTGCCCAGGCACGCCGCGAGGATAAGCAAAGTGCCCTGATTCCTTGATGATGGGCTGGCCCGCAAAAATCTCGCCCACGTTCATCACGCCGCCTTCTTGCGCGGCCAACTGCGCCGGGTCTGAAACCGCCAACCGCGCACCTCCAATGTTTAACCCGCCCTCGTTGCGGAAATTGGTATCCATCATGTTCTTGATGGCCTTGCGTGCCCTGTCTGGTGCTTTTTGAAATTGCGCCACACTTTCTGGATCAGAAACACCTTTCCACTCAGGAATAAATTCCTTGATTGACTTGTCAAGTGACCGCTTAGTCCTCTTGTTCATTGCAGCATCAGCATACGCCAGCATTGTCTCGCCGGTCATGGACGCAAAGTCGCCGCCAGTTGGAGCCATGCGCCACGGCAAATACAACGGGTTTTGCCCAGTAACCTGTTTGATGGCCCCAGCCTGATTCATCAACTGGTTCACCGGCCCCGTTGCAGATGACCAAACCTGTCCAGGGTTGTTGAACATAAAGTCCTGACCACCCTGCAACTCCACCGGCCTGTTGAACTTCACACCCTCCACGCCCGTCAACTGCCCACCACCAGCGGTGCGATCCGCCATGCTGGTAATAAACGGCCTGCCCTCAAAATCAGCCAACGACACCGTTGGCGCGTTTTGCGCTCCAGGATTCAACTGCACATCTCGCGTCAAAGCGTTCAACCGCCCCTGCTCTTTCACCCGTGGGTCATACCTCGGATCAAACGCACCAAATCCGCTGCGGCCTTGCTGCGGCAAAACATTCAACTGCATCCCCATGCGGTTCATGTAGTTCTCAGCCATGCGACCAGCCTGCGGCGCAAGTTCCCTCGCACCAGCCTGCAATGCCTTGCCGCCCAGCCTAGCCGCGGGCGACAGGAACGGCGCTACCGCCAGCGCAGCCTCGGCTACGTCAGGCTTCATCTGCAACGTCTGACCCCGACCAGTCACCAACGAATCGCCATACGACATCTTATCTAGCGTGCTGGCTACCGCCGGTGCCCCCATGAACTTGGCCACGCCCTGCATCTGCTGCGTTCGCTCAGGCGAAAAGGTGGCAGCTAACAGATCCGCGAACGCACCAACATACGGGTTACGCTCGACCGCTTGCATGGAATCGGGGTTTTGAGGCATGAGGGGATGATAAATCAAAAAATAAAATTTTTGTTCGTGATGCTACCGTAACCGTGGCCCTTTCGCGTCGGCCACCCCTCCCCCCTCGCCCCCGCGG